TCCATCAGCCAGTCGAAGCCCAGCGTGTCGGTAGTGATCATGCCCGACTCGTACTGCTCGCTGATCTTGCGTTGCGGGTTGAACAGGCCAGTCAGCGAACCCACCGTGCGCGCTTGGGTCAGCGGGTCCATGATGATCTTACGATCCATCTGCGGCGATAGCGTTTGGTTCAGGATGGCGCCGGCTTGCAGCCAGGTCGTGGCGTCCGGCGAGACCAGATTGCCGCCGCTGATCTTCGGCGCGATGTTCGAAGCGGTGTTCGCCACGCTCATCAGGTCGGATGCCACGGATGCGGCCAGACGATTCACAGCCGGCGCCAGAATACGCTCGCTGTAATCGTCCAAGGACATCGTGCGTTCGGCCGTGCCGAACGATACCGGCACGTTCTTCTGCGTAGCGACGGTCAGCGTCGTGTTCTGTTCGTTCGTGCCTTGCGGCGTGATCGCCGGACCGGTATTGACCACATAGTCGTTCGGCAGGCGGATACGCAGAGTGTTACCGATCTTCGCGCCGTCGCGGGCGAATTGGTCGTCGTATTGCTTGTCGACGGTGCGAAGGAAGGCGTTTGTCTGCGAGAAAAGACGTACGGCCTCGTTGGTAATCATGTTGATCGTTAAAAGCGAGTTACTGGCCATTATTTCTACCTATATTCGAAGGATTGTGAAAAAGACCTGTTACGGTCTGTTTCCCCCGCCCTTCGGAGATAGAAATTAACGGGCAACACGCTGATTAACGGCCCAGCTAGGCCTAGCAATTACTCCGGCATGTCAGGCCAGTGTCGATTGCCTTTACTGCGGTTCTCGCCAGCGTCCAAAATCCTTAAATTGGCTTCGCAATGCAGGCCACAAACGATTTTGCTACGCAGCGGAACAACATGATCTACATGATACGTAAGTCCTGTTTCCTCGGCAAGTTTCGCCGATTCAATATATAGATTCGCTATTCTTTCCAGATTGACCCATGACGGCGTGGCTCTAAGCTTCGCGGCATATCGAGCCGCATTCGCCGCAGCTACCTTGCCAGGGTTATTCTTCTGCCACTTTAGAGCCGCTACACGCGTTTTTTCTCTATGCGCTTCTCTATATGCCTTAGCATCAGCAAGAACACGCTCGTTGCCGACCTTTTCTCGCCACCTATTAGTATATGCGCATACTTTTTCACGATTCTTCTCACGCCATACGCCGATTGTCTCTTTTATACGGTCTTGATTGTCTTGCCTATACTGTTTTTTTGTTTGAGCGATCTTCTCCGGGTTGGCTTCCGCCCATTTCCGGTTCCTTGTCAGAATTTCGTCGCGGTTCGCAACATACTTTTCTGCGTTCTTCTTCTTCCTGCACTCCCGGCAGTAAGCCGCGAAGCCACTTGATCGTTGTTTATCTCGACTAAATGCCTCTGCTGGCTTTTCTATCTTACAGAAACTGCATTTATACATAGGCTTCCTTCCGATATTGTCTAATTCGATTATATCAATCGACTGACAATAATGGCCGGAAGCCACTTTATAAATTACCGGCGCTTGCGGGCGTTCTTGTTACGCCAGTCGAACCATTCTTTCGAACCTACTGCCGGCTCGACCTGATCGGATGCCGACGAACCGCCCTCGATGTGCTGCACCGGAGGCGGCGCTTTTGATACCTGCTTGGTCATCGCCTTCGTTGCCTTCTCAGACAGTTTGGTCATCTCGATCCCCATCTGGATTGGATTGAGGCCAGCGATGCGCACTGCTTCACCGAGGTTGTCTTGCTTGCCAAGCCATGCCACGACCTTTTCAGCGTTCGGCACTTCAGCGATCACCTTCAGGAACTCAGGCCCACCGACGCCAGCTGCATTCAGGTTCTGCACGGCGCTGTCGAACTCCGCGCCGAACTCTTTGCGGCCGGCGTTCTCGATCTGTGCCAGACGATCGCGTTCGCGTTCCTGTGCACGCATGTTCTCGGCGTAGGCACGGGCCAGTTGATCCACGTTCTGTTGCGGCGCCGGCGTCGAGACATCCTGATTGCCCGATGCCTGCGAACGCTCCGCGATCTCGCGCCAGCGTGCGGCTTCTGCTTCTGCTTCGCGGCGCTTGGCCGTGATCTCAGCGATGCGCTTGAGTGCCCAATCCTGCGGCGCCTTTTGTTCTTGCTGTTCCTGGGCCGGTTCTTGCTGCTGGACCTGCGGTTGCTCAACCGGCTGTTCTTGCGGCTGCTCTTGGGCGATCACTTCGTCGGTCATTTTTATGGCTCCTGTGGCTATTACGGACGACCATCGATGCCAACAAAGGCAAGTTTTTCTTTCAGCAGATAGCCTTCCAGCGGCCAGATCTTCTGCACGGCGTTCTGACGTGCGACCTTGCGACCGATCTCGGCATCGAAGTTCTCCGGGCTCGCGCACGCGCTCTCGCCAGAGACCGTGAAGCCGTTGCGCAGGACCAGCACGCAAAACGTGAGCAGGCTCAGGGGCCCCTCATCCAGTTCGTAGTCGCCGTCGGCAACTCCACCGCTCGCGCGGGCTTTCGCGACTGCGTGCGCGCCGAGTTCCCCCTCGGCGGCCGTGAAGTAGTGCTCGCTGGCGATGTTCCCCTCGATGTCGGCCGGCGTGACGCGTGGCGCAGTCTTGCCCTTGGCTTGGATCATGGCTTCGGTAGCTTGGTCTTCGGTATGAATGCGTTGCATGTTTTCTCCTTGTGGCTATCAAACTGGTGCGAGCACGGTGTTCATCCCGGCTTCGTATGCGGCATCTGGGTCCATCGTCTCTTGCGATAGGTTCTGTGCAGGGTTCGGGGCGCTCAGCATCTCTTGGACCGTGCGGCGCACGATGGCGTCCGTCTGCTCTGGGTTGAGCGCAGCTAACAGCGACTTCAGACGATCCGTTTCGGCCTTAAATGCTTGGACGATGGTCTCTTTGTCGTTCTCCATGCGCAGGGCCAGATGGTTAAGCGCGTCCATGTCGAGACGCTGTTTCTCCATCTCTTGAGCCTTCGATTTGTCCTGCAACTCTTGCTGCAATTTCTGGATCATCTGCATGGCCTGCTGGAGATGCTGCTGGAGCTGCTGTTCCTGGGGCGACGGTCCCTCACCAATCGCGCCCGGATTGATCGCCTTGATCCAGTTGCGCATACGCTCCTGCAGCTTGTCGGCAGCAGGGAAGTCTGCATTGCCCATGTACAGGTCGCCAATGACCTGCGCGAGTTCTGGAGCCGATGCGAGCAACTGCGTCATCGCGTTGAACGCATCCTCGCGGCGTGTCTCGAAGTTCGGACCAGCCTTCGCCACGACGTCATACTTGCCCACGTTCGGATTGAATATGGCCGTGACCTTGGCTTCGCCGTCATCCTTGCTCTGCTGAAGCGCGGCTTGCTGATTCGGATCGATCTGGATCTGCTGCTCATCACCGTTCTCAGCCAGGATACGGATAATGCGCTTCGTGTCGTAGATCTTCGGGATCAGGTCAATCAACTGCTTGCCAGTGAAGCGGATCGCCTTCGCTTCCTTGTCCTTGAAGTGGAACGTGACGCGCGAGCCTTGCTTCTGCCGACGCTCGATGGACACGCCCGAAATCTCGTTACCTTGCTCGCTGAACGTCGCCTCGTACTGGCCCGATGCCATCATCAGTTCGCGTTCTGCCGTGGACATGCCGTCCATGTACACCGGAGCGGTAGACGGCGGCTCCTGACGTTGCGGCGAAGGGATTGGATTGCCCTGTTCGTCAGCGTGGTTGTATGGCAGGAACGCGTGGTTCTGCGTGTTCGCCGTCGCCCAATAGTTCTCGAGACCTTCGATAGCCTCAACAGGCGCCATGTACGGCGATTTGCTTTGCAGTGCCCCGAATTCCAGCGCGGCAGAGGCGTTGTAGTTGTAGGCGCGTTGTGCGTCCTTCAGGTAGCGCACGAGGCCCTTGCGGTCCAAGCGGCCCTCCATCACGATTTCTTCGCCAGGCACGCGGATGATCGGGATGTACTTGCCGGCCCAGGTGCTGGACTCGACGATCTTGTCGCCGACGATCAGGTAATGCTTCACCGTACGCTTGTCGACGCGCCGGCGCTGTGCATTGCCCGCATCGTACGAAGCCTTGAGCATCGGGCGCGCTTCGTCGGGCAGATCGGATTCGCGCACGTACTCGACGCCTTGTTCGCCCTCGACGGCGTACAACCATTCTTTGGACTCGACGACCTCGTAATATTCGGCCACGCGCACGACATCGCGGCGGTTCCACGACAGCGCGCCATCGCCGAAGGTTTGCTTGTCAAGAACGTCGCCAAACTTGGCTTCTGCCTTATCGCGCGGCATATCGTCGAAGATGAAACCGTAGCGCGCGTCAGAGCCGTCTTCGTTCTTGATGTGCGGATCAAGATAGACCGACAGCGGATCGGGCACCTGTCGGATGTAGATCTCTTGGTCGAAGCTGTCCTCGTCCGCGTAGTCCGTGACGATGCGCCAATAGCCAATGCCACCGCCTACTTGGAACTCGCGTGCTCGGTCGTAGGCCGTCTGTGCGTCCGAGATGTACTCGATGTGCCGAACGATGCCTTCGATGATCTGCGCAGCCTCGTACGTGGCCTGGTCGCCAGTAGGATGCACGACGACGGAGGGCTTGTTCTCTTTGCCCTCGTTGACCACGTGCAGCCAGTGCGTGTGCGTCTTGTTGATCGTGACCATCGGCTGGTCTTGGATCTGGCGACGAGCACGCACCGCGGCGTTCCACTGCTCCTGGTTGTCCGAGTCAGCGAATAGAAAGCGAATGTCGTCCTTGAAGCGCTGGCGCGTGTCTTGCTCCCACTCCACGCATAGCTTGAAGCGCTTATGTGCGCGAGCTACGATGTCCTTTGAGCGTTCGGCCATGGTCACATCCAACTTCCGCCGACAATGCGGCCAGTGTTGAGTGGGCGACGCGGAATCGTCTGGAAGTCACGAGTAGCTTGCTTTGGCTCTTTCAGTGCGACGGCCATGTACCCGAATGCGTCAGCAGCGTGCGAAGCCCAGTCGTGCATCGGCTCGTTGCTGAACTGCTTCGTGTCTTCGTCGACGCGATATCGGTAGTTGCGCAGCGCGTCCATGCCCAACTCGGTCTTGCGCTCGTCGAAGTAGCACAGCGGCAGGATCAGGCGAGCAGCTTCGATGCGCGTCTCCACCGATGTCTTCGGCACGGTGCGTGTCTTAAAGCCGGCGGCGCGCAACTGCTGTGCGACGGTGCGTTCAGCGGCCAATAGCTCGTTGTTCGCGTCGTGCGGCAGCCAGCAGTCGCCGTAGACATAGCGCTTGGCCTGCAAGTCAACGATGTACTCGCCAATGTGCTTGCCCACGCCTTCCATGTAGTCGACGACGCGATATTCAAACGGTGCGAGCTGGCAGAACCAGATGGCTGTCTTATCGGCGCGGCCCAAGTCCCAAAAGATATGGACAGGCTTCGTGGGGTCATACGGGACAGCGCGAATGCGCGGCGCAGCTTCACGGAGCTCCTTGGCGTAGACAGCGCCCATCACCGGCGTCTCAAAGCTGCACAGGAACTCCTGCTCGAAGTACGCAGTACCAAGCGTCTCGCCGTAGTCCGTGATGTACTCAGACAGCAGCTTGTCCAACTGCTCGTTGGTGAGCACGCCAGTATCCTTGGCGGTCAGCACCTGGGCGAAAGCGTTCGGGTCTTCCTTGGCGCCCTGGAGCGTACGGAATGCATGGTTCTTACCACGCGGAGTCGTATTGAAGATCTGCCACCCTCCATTCTCAGCCAGAATGGGCCGCAAATAAGCCTTGGCCGCTGGATTGGACAAGGCCCACTCCGAGTAGACCAAGCCAATCGGCGGCGAACCAACCAGCGAGTTGAAGTTGTCAGAGCCAACCACTTGCCACGTACTCCCGTTGACGAATTCGATGTACATTTCCTGATCGTTCTGGCGCTTCCTTATCGCCTCCGGAAACGCCTCGTCGATCCTCTTGCGGCCTGTGTGCGGGTTCACCGCGTTCCAGATCGCTTTCTTCGCTTGAGAGGCGAGGGGCAGCATGTACCAATACGTGCCTTTCCTCTCAAACGCTGCTACAGCTGTCCAGTGCAACCCCAATTCATCCTTGCCCGAACGTCGGTGCCACACGATCTCGCAATGGCGGCCGCCTCGTTCCATGTATCGCCACGCATCCAACTGATAATCACGCGGTTTCCAGTTATTAGGCAGTTGGATTGCCGGCATCGCCGAATCTCACAATCTGGATGGTGAACGGCTCGCCACCTTTGCCCGTCAATTCCGTTTGCTGCACCGCTTTCCCATATGCCCGATCGATGATGTATTCAGCAGCCGACAAGCGATTACGTTCGTTCTCGCCGTGTTCCATGATTTGGCCAATCACATTTAAAGCATCTGGCACGCGCTTCTTGCACGCCTCAATCAAGTCCAATTCTTCTTGCGTGCGTTTTGCGCGGCCGCCTGGATTGCCGGATTTGCCAGCAGCAAAAGGCCGTCCCGGGCCTCGTGGCTTTTTCGCTGCTGGTGTGTTGCTCTCAGCCATCATTTACTTCTTCTTGCCTTTGCCGAGCATGCGATTGGCCTTGGCATCGATCTTTTCCTTGGCCGATTCAGAAAGCTTGCCTTTCCTCTCCATTTGCGATGCGCGTGCCTTTGCATTCGCGGCATGGCTGCGGTCTGGCATTGGGTATTTGCGCTCGCCCGGCATACCGAATTCGGATTTCGACAGCTTGTTGCGGGTCTTTGCTTTGAGCTCAGCCATGATCACCTCTGAATTCTGCTGCCGCGGGCTCAATGATCTTGGCGGAGAAATCATTTAACGAAAGACGAAGGTCTTCCGGAGACGCCGAGAATGACAGGCTGCGGCCATCTGCATCGAAGCGATAAAGAAAGCGGTCAAAAGCTATATCGTAGTGATGCAGGAACCTTTCCGCGCACATACTCAATACGCGCTCCAGTTCATGCTTAACCAAATTTGGGGCGATGAGGCAGTTGGAGATGGCCATGATTACTTGCTCAGGCCCTTGTCTTTTGGCGCGCGAACGCCATTCAGGCGCACAGGCTCGGGCTTCGGACCACTCGGCGGAGTGCCGCCATGGAATGCGCCGGCTTTGGATTCACGCGATTCGCGGGCGCAGCTGGCCGCGTATTTGGGATTGCCTTCTTGACCTTTGCCGAGACCGCTCATGTTCACTCCATTAAAACTGGATTAAGGCGCAATGGCCCACAGTTTTAATGGTAGTGAGTGGGAGAAAGGAATGCTAGAAGTAGTTTGTCATGACAATATGTCTGGCACTTCCTCTCCGAACTTAGATACCACATAAGCACGCATGGCTGCGATAAGCGGCGTAGGGCCAAAGCTCGGGCTGTTCTTCCAATCGCTGGCACTCCATCTGTCTTTGCAAACCTTCCAAAGTTCCTGAATCTCGCGCTCAATAATCGGGCCGCCGTCCTCCCATTCGGTCGAATAGTAAGACACGCCGTAGCGAGCCGCAAATTCCTTGTTAGGTTGGATTACAGGCCGTAGCATAGTTCCGGATTCATCAGCAATTTCGCAACCGTAGTCCGACTTGCACATTGCTAATCCAACTGGAGAAAGGCCTTCGGTCTTCGCAACCCAGTAATCCAGAAGTGCACCTTCCAGTTCAGAGACTTTCATGAATTTGCAAATTCAATCAGTTCTTCCAACGTGGGAGCGGCTACTGCGCAGAACCCAATGGGCGTCTCTGGATACCATTGAAGGGTCCAGACAGAATTGGTTTGGATCGCTCTCCGCTTACTCTCCTCATCCTTCCAGTGGTAAACATCATTATCGTAGATCCAATCTTCTACATCTTCGTAGACGTTCTTGTGGTCATTGTGGACCAAGTGAAGTGCACATTTGTGATCTGGTAGTTTCATGGCTTAGTTTCTCCCGTTTGCTATCGCAAATTCCAACTCCTGATGAATCCACCGCAGATGCGCAGAGAACATCTGCCGCGACATCTTAAGGGTCGCTGCCTTGGCCTTCTGCGGCCGCGTATCGCAATATTCCAATAGCAGGATAGCACCAGATGGCGGGGAGAGCTTTTCAATCTTTACAGCCAATCTCGCTATCTCAATCGTCAGCTCCTGCTTACCGAGGCGATATGCCGCCCACTGTGCCAATAGCTGCTTGATCGGCGCTGTCAAGGCTCGCGCTCCATCTTATCGTCCATCTCACGCGCATCTTTGTCCATGGTGATTGCCAGCCAAATAGCGCATGCAAAGCCAGCGAAGAAGCTTAGAATGACGAGAGCCATCCACGGGATTTCGGTGTCGTTGGTCATGTGGTCTCCTTCAGGGCGCGCAGCTTAGCGCGATAGGCATCAAATTGTGCATCCGGCATGAAGCGTCCTTTTGGCTTTCAAGTAAGCTTCATGCGCCTCTTCTTCAGTATCGAATGCACCCAGGTAGACTTGCTTGCCCTGATCAGATATGGCAGCGCGCCAAGGCTTCGCTCGACCTGGCTTGTTCTTGTACACACCAAGCATATTTGTCGATTTCTTGGTCCCAAGAGCGGATCGTATGTTCTGTTGGTTCACTTGGCGCGGTACATCACGGAGATTGGATAGCCTGTCATCGGCGCTGTCCCCGTTGATATGATCGATTTCCCCGACAGGCCAAGCTCCCGTCGCAAGGAGCCAAGAAATCCTATACCGCATATATAGGTTCCCGTTGATCCTGACGACGATCCTTCCATCAGGCCGCGCGCATCCCGCTTTCTCTCCCGGTCGGTGCATGACAACGGAGTTTTTGAAACCTCCTCTAGCTTCTTTTTTCCAAAAAAGCTCGCCGCTGTCGGCCTTGTACTCAAGCTGCTCGGCTACTTCTTCGAATGTGAGCATTGCGCTTCCTTCAGTCGTTTGAGATAGTCAGCTTTGATAGTCTTGAGTTGATCAATCGTCCATTTGCGTGGTGTCTGATCGGCTTCTAGCGCCTCTACAGCAGCCAAGCCAATGCGTTTAATCAGACCTACTCGGAAATTCAGCTGATTGCCACTCAGATGTGTATTACATGGGGCGCACTGCTTCGCCAGATTTGCCTCGACAAGAGCTAGGTGTGGATGCGAACCACGAGCCAAGTAATGACCGGCGTGATATTGGCCTTCATGGTGTCGGCCGCACGAAATACATGGCTCGCCAGCGTCGCGCACTTCTCGAATCCAGCGATTGAGAGCCGCCTGCGCTTCCTTCAGCCACTGCGAGCGCGTCTTGAGTGCTGCCTTGCGCTCGCGCGTTTCCTTCCGATCGGCTTTCTCTTTCTCGCGGCGTACGTGGATGGCAGCACAGGTCGGTGAGCACACTTTCTGCATCGCGCGCGCCTGCTTGAAGCGCTCGGCGCAGATTACGCACTTGCGCTCCCGTAGCATGGTGCGTAGAGCAGTGGAGCGTGTCAGCGTCATTGGCGCACCTCTGCATCTTCGCGCTGCAGCTTTTCGCTAATCGCATCTCGCAGCCAATCGACATCGGTTTGGTGGATGTAAATGCCTGTGCGCTTCTTGACGCGCTGAAGTTGAGCCATGAGCGAATCCTTCGCGCCAGTGATTACCTCGCCGTCAACAAGCAGTCGGACTTCCTGCTTGATGAGATCATGCTTCGGCGTGACTAGCCAGGAATGCACTTTTTCGACCATGAAGCGGATCACTCCGTACACCGAGCCTATGACGATCACCTTGTAGGCCCAAAAGGCGACCAATACCCAAATTGCCAGTTGCGGCAACTTTGCGATCATTTCGATGATCTGCTTGATTTCGTCCATCATGTTTCAGGTTCTCCCGTGTCGTTGTTTGGACGGTTCTTTTGTGCTAGCTCATCAAAGATGCGCTTGACTCTCTGGAGAGCTTCTTCCCGCTCTTTCCTGATACGTTCTTCACTTTCCGCAAGTTTGGCTGCGTAACGCTTGGCGAATATTTCGAATGGCCACATCTTGTGCTCCATGTGTTGTCGACACCCGGAGGCCGGGCGGGGTGGTTTATTACTGTGACATCATCCCCAATAAAGATTATCGACTTTGTTGTTGTACATATTTCCATCTCGGTGTAATGCTCTTGTCCCTTCCGGTTTATCGCATACGAATGTTATCAATACCAAATGTCCAACCGTAAATGTCTTACTGATTGATCTAATCCCGGTGCACAAATTAACTTTTAACGCTTTCTTCGCCACTGCCTGTTTCATCAATCTCCCTGGAATGAAGCGGCCATTTACGTATCTATCAACTGACCTTATTGATCCATGGGTAGAAACTTCGTAAATGCCTTCCCATCCCGGTAATCCTTTATAAACTTCGCTCATTTCATTTGCCCTATTTATCTCCGCTCGCGCGCGAAATGGTCTCTACTTCAGCTTGACGCCAAGCCGCATCATCAGTCGGGTAAAGTGCAGAGCGGCTATGTTTTCTAGGTAGTAGCGGGTCATGATTTCTCCACCGGTTTTATGTCGATGATTCGGTATAGGCGGTAGCCAACCCTAATCGTCTCGCCCACGTTGAACCCGATTGCAGAAGCGCGGATCTTGGATGTTCCCCAGTTGCCTTTGCCTCGCGGCTTTACGATCAGATCAACCATCACACTGTCTCCTTCGGTTGTTGTTCCGCCCATCGCTTCCTCTGTGCCTCGTCCTTCGCCAGATTCCACAGCGGGCAGCCTTCGTTCGTGTCATCGTGGCGCCGGATCTTCTCGTAGCCTTCGCAGTAGCCGTGAGGCGGCGGCTCGTCTCTGTAGCACGAGAAGCGGGAGCACAAGTAGCAGGGGGATGGCGGGCGGCTCATGCGCGTCTGCTGTCCGTGATCTGGTGCACTTCGGCGTTCGGCAACAGAACATCAGCCGCCGACTTCATGCCCAGAAGCGGCGCAGTCGTGCCGCCATTCATCACGGCACTGGCTTTCACCTCGTCACCGATCAGAATCGGTGGGTTCTGGCGGAAGCCCTGTTGGCTGTTGTGTGCGTTGGCCATGCCGATCAGGACGGGCGCGTATTCTGGGATCTCGTCGCGCATGCGGTAGCCGCGGTATCGCGTTTCGAACTCCTTCGCGACAAAGGGCCATTCCTTTTCTTCCTTCATGCCTAGCGGCACCCATCCGCCCATGTCGGCGATGACGCGGTGGATGATCGGATCATCGAACACGACGCATTGGTACGTCCCGACGCGGCGCACCGCCTGATTCACCTTCGACCATGCGATGGCAGCCTGGTCATCCATGCGGCCCTGCGTGACCTTGGCTACGTCCGCGATCTTCGGCATGAATTGGCCGGTGTCCGGGTTGCGGACGTGAGCCCACAGGGCTTTCTTGACCGCTTGCAGGTCGTATTCGCGCAAGCCGTTCCAGTACAGGTCGACGACGTTCTCTGATAGCTCTTTGCCGTAGTAGTCGGCGACGGCGAGAAGCGTCTTGGCGAATTCTGGCAGTTCGGAATCACGCATTGCCTTGCTCCTGTCGTTTCTTTTCGAGCCACGCTTCCATGTTGCGGGCAGTGACCTGGCCGGCCTTCGTGAGTTGCGTTACCTGGCCTTGCTGCGGCGACGCGCGCGGCGCCGGCGTCCAGTCAGACTCCCAGTGCTTCCCAGGGCCGAAGAACGTCTCTGGCGATTTGATGTACTGCGGCTCGGTGGCCATGGCCACCACGTAGGCGGCGTAGGCCTGAACCCCAGCGAGCATGGCTGGAATCTTGGCGCCTTCGGCGATGCGGGAAGCGAAGGCCTTCTCGGTGTTCGAACGGCTCATGCCCGGTTTGCGCGGATAGGCCGACCAGATCGCGTCGAAGTCTTCAGCCCAATCTGCAGATCGGGTTCGAACACGCCGCGGCGTAGGCTCGGCCGGAGCCGGAGCCGGGGTTGAGGGTTGAGGGATTCCGGATTCAAGAGAGAGGGATTCAGGATTCAGCCCGGCTGCTTCCGGAACTTCCAATGCCAGCACCGTACTTGCACGGTGCTCGTACGGTGATGGAATCTCACTTGCCGATTCTTTAACGTGCGGGTTCTGGTGTTTGCTGAAGTTCGTCACTTGAATGTACCGGCGATCACCAGACGAGTATCGGACGATGAATCCATGAGCCTGCAGCTGGTTCAGCAGCTCGTCGGCGTCGCAGGTGTCATACGGCAGGACCTCGGCCTTGATCTTCTTTGGGCGGTCTTCCATGCGGCCTTCGCGGTCGCAGTGAAGCCATAGGCCGGCGAATAGCAGACGCGCCAGCGGCGAGCACTCGGCTAGGACATCGTTGGTGAAGAAGCCGGGCTTGATATTGCGTGCGCGGGCCATTATTGCGCCTCCGTCATACCGACCATGTCGTAAAACCGTTCTGCATAGGCCAGACGATCAAGTATTTTGATATTGGCGCATCCTTCAGCTGAATCTATCCACTGACGGGCTGTGTTTTGCAGTACTGCGTACGAGGGATTGAAGAACTCACGGTTTTCATTGACTCGGTAGCCGTCTAGCTCGCGGTGAATCTCGCGTTCGGCATACACCGCATCGGTTACATCGAAGAAGGCGATCAACTCAAAAGGTTGAGGGCATGCTGTCGCGCGCGACAGATCCCTCATACGTTCGCGTGGGTTCTTAGTCGTCATCCCAATCTTAATTAGACCGGGCATGCTGGGATTACGCAGAAAATAAATAAATCCGTAGGCCACGTCAGCGCTCCTGGCCGGCGACGGCTTCTTGGTACACGTTGCCGTCCTTCAGGCGCTTGTAGATCGTCTGCATGGCTGCAGTGACTTCCCAGCGCTTCGCTAAGGACATCTGCTGGTCGTGGATCTGCAGGGCGGTCTCAATGTCGCGCAGGGCTTCGCCATCCAGGCGGAAGTTGCCTGACTTGGCGCTGCGGATCTTGGCGCGGAATGCACCATCCAAGGCTGTTACCAGCTGCTTCTCGTACTCGGCGCCGATTCCCTTCTCGCACAGTACGAGAGCGACGTTCAGCGCGCAGGCGACGCACGACCAAGATTCCTCGTTGGCGTCACCAGTGCGCAGGTTCTCGAGCGACAGCCAGTAGGCGACACCCAGATCGGTGATCTGGTCAGGTTTGAGGACGGATGCGTTTTCGCCGCGGGCGTGACACATGGCGATGGCAACAAGACCGCCGTGCTGGGCGATCAGTCGAGGGACGTATTTTTTGTTGCGAGCTTTTTTCGGCTTGCTCATGGCATCGCCCTTCCGGTAGCACCGAAGAAGGCAACCTGCAACCAGTCACGACGCGCCGGTTGGTTCGTATAATCAAGAGCAGCCTCGCCAGCGTGAAACGTACAGAACTGACCACCGGCATTCGGATGACTGCGACGAACTCGATAGACGCGGCCTGTATTTTCAAGCGCGGACAGATGGTTTCGTGCGCAGGTAATGCCAATCTTGAACATCTTCATGATCTTGTTGGCGGTGATGCCGTCGTCGCCGGCTGCGATAACAGCGCCCTCGATAAGCGACGATAGATGCTCTTTCTTGTTGGCGAGCTTCGTCATGGATGGCTCCCCACGGCAGCTACCAGCAAGCGGTCCATGATCTGTGCTCGACGCTCCATCCAACCGGCTTGCCAGTCGGCGATAGCAAGAGCACTCGGGTTCATGTGGTGGTCGTTGATGCCCAGGCCCATGTCGTAGGCTTGGGCACCACGTTCACGCATGATTTGAGGGGTAACGGGACGAATGCTGTGATCCATGTCAGCGGCCCCGTTCTTCATCGAGGACGACGGCAAGCTTGCGCAGTTCGTGCGTTGCGGCCTTCTTCTTCGCGTCATCACCTTTGTGGGCGATGCGCTCTTTGTCGGCGTCCAGCCAGACATAAGCCTGGCCGGCGATCCGTTCACAGTTTGGGATCTTCGTGAGCCCATTTGTCTCTTGGTACGGCATGTTGTGTCCTTCTAATCGTTCATCGTCCTGACAAGAGGACGTGGTTTGAAGTCGCCCTTAAAGATGCATCCGGCGAAACGCACTGCCGGCGGTAGCACGGTTCGGCAAGCGCTGAAAATGGCCATGGCATGACCCTTCATTCCTCCGCTTCGGACCGCTACCATTCGCACCGTCACGCTGGATTTTTTCCAGCATCGCTGCCCGAATGAACGGGGCAACTTGACTGCCAATACGGGCGCAGTGTTTGCGGATCGTGCTGTCCTCGACCTGGTTGACCGGGACCTTCAACGGCGGCAGGTCACGGATCAGGGTTGCGGTGATAGCGCTCATGGTGTTTCTCCTATGTTCGTGTTGCAGGTGGTGTTGCTGGTTTGCTTGGAAGGTACTTCTGGTGCTGCTGTTGCTAATAGGATTTTTCCTATTCGCAACTTTTTGGGCGCGAAAAAAGCCGCGCAGTTACTGC